GTCGTCAACGCGTTATAGTCGGCCCTATTAGTGGCTTCTTGCGCAGCATCGAGCGACATAATGATGAACTCGCATTCGGGAGGGTCTTCTTTTTCCCAATTACACACAACAGTCTCTTTAAAACACGTGGCAAGCCCGGCAAGCCCCCCTCCAATTACACACCCCGGGTACGCAGAAAATATATTTTATGTAAAGTAAAACTCGGATCGACTGTCAGGTGTAATTCATTGGAACCCAATATTCACGCGGCTTCCCAGCCATTTAGGTACGTTTCGGCAGAAAGTACTTATTGCCATTTCAATCCCTTTTCTGTCACCCCCACCCCCTGCACAAATTGCACAAAGTTGCACACTCTGTGTAATTCAAAATACCCCCCGGGTAGGAGTCTCAACCTCCCCCTTGCACAAAGATATATTTTTCTGTTACATTTGCCACAACTGCCGAAGGAGCCTTCGCTGACATGGATGAATTAGTACCGAACATTGAGGAGAACATTCCTCTGCCACAGAACGCTAAAGAGGCGTTTCCTGAGTTGTCGCCTGCTGAAGAATTGCAGATGCGCGCCAACGTCATCAAATTAATGTCTGACCTTACGGGTCAGCAGATATCCCCTACCAAAGATAACGCCACACAGGCTACAGAACTAGCTCGTCAGATGGCGTCTGATCCTGCTCACAGACCCGAATTTGCCAAATACCCCAACGAAACATTAGCGTTTCTTGCAGGAATGGTTGCGCAGATGAACGTCTCTATCGTGGACGAGCTATCTGACTTAAAGTTGTACGTGGTAAATAAACTTGTTGCCGAGGTAGAGAACGCAAGAGACCCCAAAGTAAGGGTTGCTGCACTATCTAAACTAGGTGAAGTAGATGGTGTAGATGCGTTTAAGAAACGCTCTGAAGTTACACACAAAATTATGACTGCCGAAGAGGTAGAAAAAGAACTTTTGGAGACCTTGCAGAGCTTAGAAAATAAGGTCATTGACGTTGAAGCACGCGAAGTAATAAAGCATGAGTCAAACACTAACGCCTGAAGCTATTTTTAAGCTGCGGCAAGCGCTGCCGGATATGCCTGACAAAAAGAGAAGGCGTACTCTTGAGTTGTTAAAACAGTATGATGCCAGCATGACCCAGAGTATGGGTAAGGAGAGCTTCCTTGACTTTATCAACCACGTCTACCCAGGTTATAAAGTTGGGCCTCACCATCTCAAACTTATTCAAATCTTTGAAGATATTGCTGCGGGAAAGAAAAAACGAGTCATTGTTAATATTGCTCCACGACACGGTAAGTCTGAGCTCATATCCTATCTTGCACCAGCGTGGTTTTTGGGTAAGTATCCGCAGAAAAAAATTATTATGGGATCTCACACAGCGGATCTGGCTGTTAACTTTGGCCGTCGCGTGCGTAACCTCGTTGGATCGGAAGCTTATAAGGGCATATTTCCGCAGGTAGAGTTGCAAAGTGACTCTAAATCTGCTTCTCGATGGGGAACTAACTTTAATGGAGAATATTTTGCTATTGGTGTCGGAGGTGCTCTTGCTGGTCGTGGCGCTGATCTATTTATTATTGACGACCCTCATTCGGAACAAGAAGCTAAGACTGGGAGACCGGACGTTTTCCTTCCTGCTTGGGAGTGGTTTCAGTCTGGCCCTCTCCAGCGTCTTATGCCGGGTGGCGCTATCATTATCGTGATGACTCGTTGGTCCAAATTGGACCTGACGGGCATGATTGTTCAGCAAACTGAACGAAATGAAGACGTAGATCCGTGGGAAGTGGTCGAATTTCCTGCAATTAAAGACGACGGAGAAGCACTCTGGCCAGAATTCTGGGATGTTGAGGAGTTATTGGCCAAAAAAGCAGCCCTGGACATCCGTTATTGGAATGCGCAGTACATGCAGAAGCCCACTTCAGAGGAAGGTGCTCTGATTAAGCGTGAATGGTGGCAAATTTGGGAAAAAGAAGACCCTCCCGAATGCGAGTTCATCATTATGTCGCTCGATGCTGCGCAAGAAGCCACTAATAGGGCCGACTATAACGCGTTGACGACGTGGGGGGTGTTCTATAACGAGGAAACCAACAACTTTGCCATCATTTTGCTCAACGCTATCAAGAAACGCATGGAGTATCCAGAGCTTAAGAAGCTGGTACTTGAAGAATACAGAGAATGGCAGCCAGATGCGTTCATGGTGGAGAAGAAATCCAACGGATCGGCTCTGTATCAGGAGTTTAGGCGCATGGGCGTGCCTGTAGGGGAGTTTACGCCGGGCAAAGGACAAGACAAAATAGCGCGGGTGAACGCAGTGTCTGACTTATTTGCGTCAGGCATTGTGTACGCACCAGACCACCGGTGGGCTAAGGAAGTAATAGAAGAGTGCAACGACTTCCCAGCTGGCACAAACGACGACTTGGTGGACTCTACGACGCTTGCGCTGTTAAGATTCCGTCAGGGTGGGTTTTTACGACTTCCGACAGACGAGCCGGAAGATAATTTTTTAAAACAGTATCGCAAAAAAGCTGCGTATTACTAAGGATACATCATGGCGACAAATATGGACAAAGCTCTTTATGAGGCTCCCCAAGGACTGGATCAGTTGGGGGAAATGGAAGAGCCAATTGAGATTGAGATTGAAGACCCTGAGGCAGTGCGCATTCGAGCAGGGGATGTAGAGATTGAGATTGAGCCAACAGAGGATGATGACGAGTTTAGTAAAAACTTGGCTGAAGACATCCCTGATGATGTTCTTGCCACACTTGCCAGTGAGTTGATCGGTGATTACGAGTCTGACGTGTCGGCTCGTAAAGATTGGGTACAGACTTACGTTGATGGTCTTGAGCTTTTGGGCTTGAAGATTGAAGAAAGATCAGAACCTTGGGCTGGCGCATGCGGTGTGTATCACCCACTCTTGACTGAAGCAGTTGTGAAGTTCCAAGCTGAGACGATGATGGAGACATTCCCTGCAATGGGGCCTGTCAAAACAAAGATCATCGGCAAAGAAACCCCCGAAAAGAAAGACGCGGCGGAGCGAGTTCAAGAAGACATGAACTATCAGCTTACTGACGTGATGAAAGAGTACCGACCCGAGCATGAGCGCATGCTCTGGGGCTTGGGCCTTGCTGGTAACGCGTTCAAGAAGGTGTATTACGATCCATCGCTTGGTCGTCAGGTATCTATGTATGCGCCAGCAGAAGATGTGGTCGTGCCTTACGGTGCTTCAAGCCTTGCTGATGCAGAACGTATTACACACGTCATGCGTAAGAACAAGAACGATCTTAAGCGACTACAGCATGAGGGTTTCTATCGTGATATTGACTTGGGTGAACCTACTCAAACAATGGACGAAGTTGAGAAGCGTATTGCAGAGAAGATGGGCTTTCGTGCTACGCAAGATGACCGTTTCAAACTCTTGGAGATGCAGGTTGATCTAGACCTCAAAGGATATGAGCATAAAGACGAAGACACCGGCAAAGAGACGGGGATTGCGCTCCCGTACATCGTCACGATTGAAAAGGGTACGACGAACATCCTTGCGATCCGCCGCAACTGGGAACCAGACGACGAACTCTGCCAGAAACGCACGCACTTCGTTCACTACGGTTACATTCCCGGGTTCGGTTTTTATAATTTTGGCCTTGTCCATCTTATTGGTTCTTTTGCTAAATCTGGTACTTCTATTCTTCGTCAGTTGGTTGACGCTGGAACTTTATCAAACCTCCCCGGTGGTTTTAAGACTAGAGGACTTCGCACCAAAGGTGATGACACCCCGATCTCCCCCGGCGAGTTCCGTGATGTAGACGTTCCTAGCGGCACGATGCGTGACAACATCATGCCCCTGCCATACAAGGAGCCATCACAGGTCTTGGCAGCACTGCTCAATCAGATCATTGATGAAGGTCGCAAGTTTGCTGGTGCTGTTGAGCTGCAGACATCGGACATGTCAGCGCAAGCTCCTGTGGGTACTACGTTGGCTATTCTTGAGCGTCAGTTGAAGACAATGTCGGCTGTTCAGGCTCGCATCCACTACTCGATGAAGCAAGAGTTTAAACTCTTGAAAGTAATCATCCGTGACTACACTCCAGAAGAGTACAGCTATGAGCCAGTAGAAGGCGGTCGTCGTGCGAAACAGTCTGACTATGACATGGTCGACATCATCCCAGTGAGTGATCCCAACGCTGCAACGATGGCTCAGAAAGTTGTCCAGTATCAGGCTGCTCTTCAGCTTGCGCAAACAGCTCCTCAGTTATATGACTTACCTCTCTTGCATCGTCAGATGCTCGACGTGTTGGGTATCAAGAACTATCAGAAACTTGTGCCAATTCATGACGACATGAAGCCGCGTGATCCGGTTACGGAGAACCAGAACATGTTAATGAACAAACCTGTTAAGGCGTTTATTTATCAAGATCACCAAGCACACATTGCCGTTCACATGGCCATGGCTCAAGATCCTCGTATCCAACAGATGGTTGGACAGAACCCTCAATTGGCGCAGCAGCTTATGGCGGCTGGCTCTGCACACATTGCCGAGCACTTGGGTATGGAGATGCGCAAGCAGATAGAGCAGACTATGGGTCAAACGTTGCCTCCATACAACGAGGATGCGGATGAAGTTGAGATGTCTCCAGAGATGGAGGTTCAGGTGTCTCAGATGGCTGCGCAGGCAGCTCAACAGCTCTTACAGCAGAGTCAACAGCAAGCTCAACAGAAGAAAAATGAGCAGGCTTCACAAGATCCGCTCATTCAGTTGCAGCAGCAGGAACTCCAGATCAAGGCAGCCGAGCAGCAGCGTAAAGCAGCTAAAGATCAGGCGGATGTCATGCTCAAACAAGCTCAGTTGCAGATTGAGCGCGAGCGAATCAACGCACAGCAGGAAACTGAAGGCGTGAAGATAGCGATGAAGGCGCAGGCTGACAAACAGCAGCGCGACCACACGCATGAGCAGGCTGGCTTTACTACCGGCATGGAGATGCAGAAACATCAACTGATGCTGGCTAACCAAAGAGAGATTGCTCAACTACAAGCTGAAGTAAGAGCTAAACAACAGCAGAGGCCAAAGAAAGGTGACTGATGTACCAAACTAAAAACGCTTTGGATCTTTTGATTCAGCAAATTGATGCAAGCATCAAACAAATCGAGGAAGACTTAGGAGCCAAATCTGCTAAGTCTTACGAGGAGTACTGCAATAAATGTGGGGTTATCACAGGTCTACTCACAGCTCGCAGAAA